ATTTGAAGAGGGGGCGACACAACAAGACTTCTTTGTATATGCACAATCTAAATTTAATACGAATTACTTTGATAATTATATTGGAGTTGTTACTATACGACAGTATGGATCTAATGGTGAATTACATGCGATACATACTTTACAAGAAGCATATCCAATTATCATTTCGCCAATATCAATGAGTTGGTCTCAAGATGATGTTGCGAAAATAAATGTAACATTTGCTTATAGAAATTATAAAGCAGTGTTTAATAAAAGAGACCAACCATCAGCAGGATTTGGTGGTGGTGTTTCAATTGGACCAGATGGGGTACTTGGAAATCTTCGTATTCCAGAAATTGGTCGTATCGCAGGAGCGTCACTTGGTGGTGGATTGAAAGCAGTACAAGCAAAGATTGGTGAGAATTCACCATTCACTATATTAAGAAACTTTTAACATTATGGAGATAAAATATTATGGCATTACCTAATATATCAACGCCTGAATTTACGACAAAAATTCCCTCGACAGGTGAGGAAATTAAATTCAGACCATTTTTAGTAAGAGAAGAAAAAATTCTCTTAATGGCACTTGAAGGTGAAGACCAAGATGAAATACAAAATACAATTGTCAAAATACTTGAAGGTTGTATTCTAACACCTATTGACATGACTAAACTAGCAATGTTTGACATTGAGTATCTGTTCTTACAGTTACGTGGCAAATCAGTTGGTGAAGTTCTCAATTTAAAAGTTGGTCATCAAAAAGGAAAATGTGACCATAAAACAGATGTAGAAATTAAAATTGATGATATAAAAGTTGTTGGTAAGATTCCTGAATCTAAAGTTATGCTAACAGATACTGTTGGTGTTAAACTTAAATTCTTGAACATGGCAGATGTAACTAAAGTTTCAAATGCAAAAGGTAACGACAATGAAAAACTATTTAATGTAATTAATAAATGCATTGAATACATTTTTGATGAAGAACAAGTTTATAACGATTTTAATGAAAAAGAAATTGAAGATTGGGTTAATAATCTAAATCAATCACAGTTCCAAAAAATAGTTGGATTTATTGAATCAATGCCTAAGTTACAACATGAGATAACTTGGACTTGTGAAAAATGTGGTAAGAAAGAGACTATTAAACTGGAGGGTTTGCAAAGTTTTTTTACATAAGCATGGTACATGATAACCTTGCAAATATGTACCAGTTGAATTTTGCACTTATACAGCATCATAAATACTCTCTGACAGAATTAGAAAATATGATACCTTGGGAACGAGACATATATGTAACTTTGTTGAAGAATTATCTTGAAGAACAAGAAGAGAAGTCGAAACAAAGAGGATAAGAAAAAAGAAGAGGAGAAACGTTTATGATACCAATGGAATTATTATCAATGTTGGCATCCACTGTTCTTGGTGGAGTTTTATCCCTTATGGCACAGAGGTCAAAGGATAGAGCAGATGAACAAAAGATGCTTATGCAAAGGGCAGAGTTCCAAGCACAACAATTTGATAAAGCACGAGAGGTAACAGACCAATTCACAAAGAATACTAGGAGATGGATTGCGTTAATATCTGTTATTGCAATATTAGTTATACCTAAACTTGCACCATTTATAGATCCTAGTTTACCAATATATGTTGGTTACACAGAAACAGTACAAACAGGTTTCTGGATATTTGGTTCTGATATAGATATGACACAATGGAAACCAATGAGTGGTTTAGTTATCACACCATTGGATACACATGTTGTATCAAGTATTATCGGTTTGTATTTTGGTGGATCTTTGGTTAGAAGATAATGGCAGATTTACCAGTATTAAATGCATTAGAAGAATTACAGTCTAGTAATAAAGATGGACTGAAAACTCTTGACAAATCTTTTATAAAAGGATTTTCAGAACTCAACACCTCACTTGAATCAATGACAAATGTCTTGAATAAAGTATTTAATATTCAAGAAAAGATGTATGAGAAAGCACGTATTGAGAATACTAAACTTATTGAAACAATGCGTGAAGATGCTAGACAAAAAGATAGAGTCGCAAAAAGTGGGACTGGTGGCACTGCAAGTGAATCAAAAGGATTTTTAAATCTATTAAAAATTGGTGGACTTGCTGCTGCAGCAGCAAGTCCACCAATTTTTAATAGATTTAAAAATCCTTTTGATTCACTTGCAGTGCCA